CACACACAGGCATTCACTGTAAAAAACAACTCCGTCATTGGATTCTCAACTGTGGAAACAGTGCAAAAGACTCTGCGCAAGCCAGCAGAACAGCTGAAAGGTATTGTGGGTGCAGGCAAACCAGCCGCCCGCAAAGCATTCAAAGATATCAAAGCCACCGAAACTGCATGGAATGCCCGTGGCACAGAGAACTTGATCATCCTTAAGAGCTGGTAAATATAGGGACCAGGAGTCCCTATGGCAGAAACTGCATTAGATTTAATTACTTTAAAAAATTCGTTGTTTGAATATGTGGGTCTAACTTTAGGAGGTCAAATTGTTGATCTCGAGTTAGACCCAGCTCACTACGAAGCCGCATATACAAGAACAATCGGCACTTACCGCCAACGAGCCAACAATGCCTATGAAGAAAGCTACAGCTTCATGAAGTTGGTTGATAACATGAACATCTACACACTGCCACAAGAAGTTCAAAGTGTACGACAAGTGTTTCGCAGAACGTTTGGTGCAAGTGTGTCTGGGCAAGGTTCAAACTTTGATCCGTTTAGCCAAGCACAAATGAATGTGTACTTGATCAATTTTAACCAATCGGGTGGCTTGGCCACATACGATTTTTACAGTCAATATGTAGAACTAGCTGCCAGGATGTTTGGTGGGTTCTATGTTTACACATGGAATCCTGTCACAAAGAAATTGCAGTTAATGCGCAACCCAGTTGGCGGCGGTGAAACAGTGTTGTTATGGACGTACAATCTAAAACCTGAAGTTAATCTCTTGAGTGACTATCAAATCAATCAATGGATCCGTGACTACATGGTAGCGGCCAGTAAAATGATCATTGGTGAAGCTCGTGAAAAATTTGGCACTATAGCCGGGCCACAAGGTGGTGGCACACTGAATGGTGCCGCACTAAAGGCCGAAGCCAAAGCAGAAATTGATTCGCTAATTTTACAATTGGTAAACTACGTTGATGGATCACAGCCCTTGACTTGGGTTATTGGTTAACACAGCATAGACAACCAGTCATAAATCTGTTATAATCATCAAATGGACTTGATGATTGATCTTGAGGGCCTGGGAACAGGCCCTGACACTACTATTCTTACCATTGCTGCTCAAGCATTTGATCCGTTTGGCTCTGGCTATTACGAGCAATCATTCTACGCTAGGGTCACCTTGGAAAGCCAAGAAACTCGTAGCATACAGCAAGGCACCATAGAATGGTGGGCCACACAACCTGCTGTGGTGCGTGACGAAGCGTTTGCTGAAGAAGACCGCATACCATTGGATGAGGCACTGGGCGGGTTGGGTAAACTAATTTGGCATGCCAAGCGAGTATGGGCACAAGGCCCAACATACGACATGAACATTCTGGAGCATGCTTACAAGAGCTATAACAAACCCTTGCCCTGGCAATACTACCAGGTACGAGATAGCCGCACAGTGTTTTCATTATGGCCTGATCAACCCATGCCTCCAACCACACACCATGCGCTAGAAGACTGCCGCAGACAAATAGGCATGCTACAAAATACACTTAAATACCTCAACGTTCGGGAGCTAAAATGATCGTTGGTATACTAGGTCCAGGAGGTTGCGGAGGAACATTTTTAGATTGGTCTATTCAATTTTTGTCCGGTAGCACAGAAAATTTAGTTGTCGTGCCTGATCGGCCCAATAGAGGAATTTTCCAACAGACACACATACAAAGTATTAGTAATAATCCACTTAAAGGTGCAACTGCACACGGATATAAAAAAACTCATCCAAACATTGATTTGTTGCCGATTGTTATTGACATATTTTTGACTAGTAAATATCTGTTAAATACTTTTTACTATGTTGACGATGCCACACAAATTAATTATAACAATATTATAAAAACTTATCCAACTGTGAAATTTATTTCATATAATTTTTCTCAGAACCATGTAGATTTAATTTTTTATTTACAATACGAAAAAATAGATAATGTTGTTCGATCGTTTAATACCCTGGTTGGAAATTCGTCATTGAATTTGAGTACAGGAGAACTTAGAGAAATTTTAAGTTTGTTTTATCCTGGCTGCATTAAAGGACAAATGCTCAATGAGACGCTTGAAGATGCCGATAATTTATACAAAATTGATTTTGACAGTGTTTGGTCCAACTTAGATATTGTTATGTTTGATATATTTGAGTTTTTGGGGCTGAGCATTGACAAATCTAGATATCCAGAATGGATCAACGTATACCACAAATGGTTAGAGAAAAACAAAACTGATTTTTTCTATGACTTGCCAGAAATTGTAAATTGCATAGTAAATAATACATCAATGAATCTTGAAGGGTATGATATAACTTTTGCTAAGGAGGTTGTAATAGCCAGCAAATTGTTGTACAATCACAATTTAGCATTGAAATTTGACAGTGTTACAGACTTAACAAGTAATACATTGCAGTGGCATTCCATTTTGGAAGAAAATACATATCACAACTTAGAGATAGGAAAAGCATGATCATTGGCATCTGTGGATTCATTGGGTCAGGCAAAGACACTATTGCTGACTATCTGGTAAATTTGCATCACTTTCGTAGAGAAAGTTTTGCTTCAACACTAAAAGATGCTGTGGCACAAGTGTTTGGTTGGGACAGAACCATGCTGGAAGGACGCACAAAACAAGCCAGAGAATGGCGTGAACGTGTGGATCCATGGTGGGCAGAACGCCTGGGCATGCCCACACTAACACCACGCTGGATCTTGCAATACTGGGGTACAGAAGTGTGCAGAGCAGGATTTCATGACGACATTTGGATTGCCAGCTTGGAAAACAAACTGCGCCACAGCCAAGATGATGTTGTTATTTCAGATTGCCGTTTTCCCAACGAAATTCTAGCCATTAAGAATGCTGGTGGACGTGTGATTCGTGTGGTGCGTGGCCCTGAGCCTGCTTGGTATAATTCAGCTGTGAGTGTTAATCGTGGCGCTAATGGCAATTCAACATGGGCACTGAGTCAACGCAAGTTAGAAAAATTGGGTATCCATGCCAGTGAAACTGCATGGGTGGGCACTGAGTTTGATGCTGTACTAGACAACAATGGCACTCTCGACGACCTGTATCAACAGGTCAAAATACTAGCAAGTACCTAACGGTCAACTTGCAGATCGCCTTGTGCCCAGGGAAGATCCATACGTTTGACTTCTTCCACACAATTCAAACAAATTGTTCTAAGGTTAGTGAGCGTGGTATTTTTCATGTTGCCATCCACATGATAAACCAGTAGTTGACTTGCATACCTTGATTTGAAGCCACATCGATCGCATGTGGCTTTTTTCTTGTACCCTGCACGTTTCCACAATGCTTCTGGTGTAGGTATTTTCTTCTTGCGTCTAATACAATGATCACACAGCTTTCTATACTGTGTTTTATTCTCAGTATGGTATGCAACTGCCCTAAATCTTTGGTTGCAACTCAAGCACATTGGTCTAATCATACTGATATTTATGAGCAAACCTACTGAGTAGGGCTCAGCAACCACCGGTGTTTTGGGCTTCTACGATAAATATCTATAAGTTTTAAAAGGAGCCACCATGGCACTAGTTTCACCAGGCGTACAAGTCTCTATCATTGATGAAAGCAATTACATTTCATCAGCTACTAATTCAGTACCGTATTTCTTAATTGCAACGGCGCAGAATAAAGTTTCAGGTTCGGGTGTTGGCGTAGCCGCTGGCACTACCGAAGCCAATGCTAACAAGGCTTATTTAATCACCAGTCAACGTGATTTAACTGCTACATTTGGCAATCCGTTCTTCTACAAGACCACAACTGGTACTCCAATCAATGGATACGAACTCAATGAATATGGACTGCTTGCTGCTTACTCTGCAATGGGCATTACCAATCGTGCGTATATACAACGTTGCGACATTGATCTAACTGAACTCACAGCTTCTTTAGTGCGTCCCACTGGTGAACCAAACAATGGTGAATTTTGGCTGGATACTGCTAACACATTGTGGGGAATTTTTGAATGGAATTCAACCACTGCGGCATTTACCAATCAAGTGCCCGGAGTGATTACTGATACTACTGAATTAGTAGCAGATATTCCTTCTACCAGCTATGGTAGCATTGGTGATTATGCTGTGGTTGCAACCAACACAGCCAATCCTATCTATTATAAAAATGGTGCAGCCACCACTACTCAAACTACTGCTAGTGTATTGTACGGGTTGTATAACACCTGGGTACTAGTTGGCAGTAACGATTGGAAATTGAGCTGGCCTACTGTGATTGGTCAAAATGCAGTTGTGTCAGATTTAACTGCCGCTAATACTATTGTGATCAATGGCACCTCGGTGGTTGTGCCTGCATCACCTAACAATGACATTGCTGGACTAAGTGCAGCCATTAATTCTGCTGCCATTGACGGGGTGTACTCGGCTGTGATTGATAACAAATTGCAATTGTTTGCAGATGCTACTGCTACTGCCGACGGCTCTACTGCAAATGATGGACTTGTTGTGATATCTGGTGTTGGTAGCACCGCAGGACTGTTGACCACGTTGGGTCTTACAGCGGACAAAACTTACTATGCACCTACTTTACAACAAAGTCCTAACTACACAGTTCCACGTTGGAGAACAACTGATGAACAGCCTCGCCCAACAGGATCAGTTTGGAACAAAATAACTGCTTCTAATCTTGGCACATCAATAGTTGTGAAGAAATACTCAACTCCGTTGGGTGCGTTTGTTCAACAAACAGCATTGGTTTATGCCAATGACTGGTCAGCAAATGCATCACTAGATGCATCGGGTGGCGGCAAAAATATTCCAGCTGGAACAACGTATACTCAATACAATGTAAGTCCAGAAGACAGTGGTGACATTCAATATCCTTATAACAACACTTATACTTTGCAAGTGTTTGAACGTTTGAATCTTGGATCAACTGTTGTGACAGGCAATGATGATACTCCGGTATTTGTAAACGGTAACACATTTACCATTCAAACATCTACTGCTAACAGTACTACATTAACTACTCCGGTTACAGTTACCTTAGGTGGAACCACTGTTGCTGCTTTTATACAAGCAGTTAGTGCCGCCAACGTGGCTGGTGTAAGTGCTTCTGTGAACAGCGACGGATACATTGTGTTTACACAAAGCATTGGTGGCGTGATTGTATTGCAAAATGTAACAGGATCTCCAGTTGCAAATGCAGGATTTGATTCTTCTGTAACTGGTTGCAGAAGTTCAGTAATTGACGACGAAGATCAACTGTTGCTGAGCGGATGGGTTGCATTAGATTACACTGCAAGCTCAACAGCAATTGATCAAGATCCTGCAGATGGGCGTTACTGGTATTATTCAGCTACCAACCAGGTTGATATCATGATTCAAAGTGGCACAGGTTGGCTGGGTTACAGAAACGAAACCAACGATGTACGTGGCGACAATCTCAGTTTAACTGATCCAAACGGTCCGCAAATCAGCGCCAGTGCTCCGACCACACAAAGTGATGGCACAACTGACCTGGCCTATGGTGACTTGTGGATTGATACTAGCAATTTAGAAATCTATCCTGTGATCAATCGTTGGTCTAATGTGGAGGGAGTTGATCAGTGGGTAACACTTGACAATACCGATCAAACCACAGAAAATGGTGTGTTGTTTGCAGATGCTCGTTGGAGTTCTACAGGCACAGTGGATCCTATTACCGGTGCACTGCCAACAATCAAGAGTTTGCTAACTAGTGATTATCTAGATGTTGATGCTCCTGACTATACCTTGTATCCATCAGGAATGTTGGTGTTTAACACACGTCGTTCTGGATTTAACGTTAAGTCATTCCAGACTGATTATTTTAATGCAGCTGACTTTGCATATGACACATACAGCGCCAGTACTCAATATGCCATTGGTGACGCAGTGTTGTACAACACAGTATTGTATGTGGCAGTTGCTGTGCCGCCAACAGGAACAGCGCCTTCAAACACAGCATACTGGGATCCATTGCAAACCAATTCATGGGTCACTGCCAGTGGCAACAAAGACAACGGCGCACCAAACATGGGCCGCTTTGCTCAACGTGCTTTGATTGTGGCAGCATTAAAGTCAGGTATTGATACCAGTGTTACCATTAGAGAAGAACAAGTGCAATTTAACTTGATTGCATGTACTGCCTACCCAGAGTTGATTACCAACATGGTAGCACTCAGCAATGAAAGAAACAACACTGCATTTGTTGTTGGTGACACACCAATGCGTTTGCCGGGCACTGGTACCGACATTGCGTCATGGGCAACCAACAACGCCGGTGATGGATATATTACAGGTGACGGCCTAGTAACAAGTTCACCATACTTGGGTGTGTTCTGGCCAAGTTGCCGAACTGTTGACCTAAGCGGTAGCAGTGTGGTTACAGCACCAAGTCACATGATGGTTAGAACAATCATCCGCAGTGACGAAGTGAGCTATCCATGGTTGGCACCTGCTGGTACACGTCGTGGTGTTATTGACAATGCAGACGCAATTGGTTATATCAACGGACAAACTGGTGAGTTTGTTACCATTGGCGTGAATCAAGGCCTACGTGATGTGTTGTATGTGAATGATATCAACCCAATTACGTTTGTGCCAGGTGTGGGTATCACAAACTTTGGTAACAAAACAGTGTATGCTCCAACCACATCACTGGATCGTATCAACGTTGCACGATTGGTATGTTTTATCAGATCAAGACTTGAAGAAATTGGTAAACAATTCTTGTTTGAGCCAAACGATCAGATCACCAGAGATGAAATTAAAAATTCTGTGAATGGTCTAATGATTGACTTGATTGCCAAACGTGGTATCTATGACTTCTTGGTTGTGTGCGATGACACCAACAACACACCAGCAAGAATTGATGCTAACGAATTGTGGGTTGACATTGCAATCGAACCAATGAAGTCCGTGGAATTCATCTACATTCCAATTCGCCTCAAGAACACTGGCGAAATTGCAGCAGGTTCAGTAGCCACTGCACAGGCAGCATAACGGCACCGCTAGGCAATAAAATGGGGTGGCAACACCCCATTTTTTTTGGTCTGATATCTCATAAATAACACTATAGGAGATAACACTTATGGCCGTTGCATCATTAACAAGAATGACAGTGCCCTTGGCTAGCGATCAAAGCGCCAGCAACCAAGGGTTACTCATGCCTAAACTTAAATATCGCTTTAGAGTGATATTTGAAAACTTCGGAGTGAGCACACCCCGAACAGAATTAACAAAACAAGTCATGGACTTCAAACGTCCTAGCTTGCAATTTGAAGACATTGAAATCCCAATCTACAACAGTAGATTGCATTTGGCTGGTCGTGCAACATGGAACGATGTCACTTGCACATTACGTGATGACGCATCTGGTGCAGTTACTCGACTAGTTGGCGAACAAGTACAGAAACAAATGGACTTCTTGGAAATGGCATCTGCTGCTTCTGGTATTGACTACAAGTTTACCACACGTTTTGAAGTGCTTGACGGCGGCAATGGCGCATCAGACGCTATTGTGTTGGAAACATGGGAACTGTATGGTTGCTATTTGCAACAGGCCGACTACGGCGACATGGCATACAGCTCTAACGAACCTGCCACAATTGCAATGACCATCAAGTATGACAACGCCAATCAAACACCTAACGGTACTGGTATTGGTACAGTTGTTGCTCGCACAGTAAATGACGTTGTAACGGGATAATCTTCTATGGCCTTTGGGCAAGATTTTCTCAAAGGATTTTTTGGTGGGCAAGGTCTCAAAGATTATGCCCACGCTTCAAAAACGTTCCTTACAAATGGATACGAACTTGCTCCTCGGAACAAGTTCTTATTCCACGTATACTTCAACATCAACACCAGCGAAGTTCCTACACTAGCAGCAGTGTTTCCTGAAGGTGATAAAAGTTCATTGAGCTTGTTGGTCAAAACAATTCAATTGCCATCATACTCAATTGATACTGAAACACTAAATCAATACAATCGCAAACGTGTGATACAAAAGAAAATCAACTACCAGCCGGTACAGGTTGAATTCCATGATGACGGTGGCGACATCAGTCGCAACATGTGGTACAATTACTACAGTTACTACTACAAAGATTCCAATCAACAATACGGCTCAGCCAGCAATCAAAATGGCAGTATAGGTTCAGTGGCCAACGAACCTGGATTTGCCTACGGCGTTAGAGACATCTATGCCAACAATCGCACAGTTAATGATTGGGGATTTATTGGTGAGTCATACAGTCAAGGCAATGCAGGCGGCCCCGGTGTGGGATCTGGGGGCAATCAGTCGTCAGGCAAGCCACCATTCTTTAGAGACATTACCATATACGGCATGGACCAACACAAGTTTGCCAGTTATGTACTGATCAATCCATTGATCAAAACATGGGATCATGATACCTATAGCTATGCCGAAAGCGGCGGTATCATGAGCAACAAAATGACCATTGAATACGAAACTGTAAAATACTATTCAGGTGCAATTGGTGGATCAAGACCAGATACCAATGTGAAAGGTTTTGCAGATCCAGCACACTATGACAACATTAGATCCAGTTTGGCACGTCCAGGCTCCACTAGATCAGTACTGGGACAAGGCGGCTTGTTGGATGCAGGCGTAGGCATTGTGGAAGATTTGCAAAGTGGCGGCGTGGCTGGCATCATTGGTGCAATACAAAAAGGTGGAACAGCCGTCAACACATTCAAAGGTGTGAATCTTCGAAGTGTGGTCAATGAAGAAGCCAATATTGGACTCAAGGGCGCAATTAGAAACAGCATACCGGCTGCTGTTCGTCAGCAACCAGGCGGCTCAGGCGGCTTTGTGTTTCCTAGATCACCAGGAAGATAATCATGGGCGGCTCAGTCAACGTTGTTAATCCAGGCACAGATCTTACTGTTAGAATTTTTGACAGTTTTTATGAATACGAACAGTTTGTAAATGCCGAAGAGTATGATGTAGTATACAGTTATCTCAAGAGCGTGTTTACAACTGATCAAGCAGCTGGCAATTTCACAGTGGCGCTGTTTAGAATTGCCAACGAAACCAGAACCAATGTGCTTACTGTGTTGGCATCTTTGGAAGGCCAAGACTCAATCACTCTTACACAGACCCTGTGTTACTATCTCAACAGCATGAGAAACGCCAGCACCTTGTTGGGATTTGGTGCGTCAGTTACTTCCAACTACTACACTGCAAGAAACGTGTTATCATGAGCCGCTGGGCAAACGGAATATACGCTCTCACCAATCCAGACAAGTATGTGGGCAAGGGTCAGCCTAGATATCGATCAGGTTGGGAACATGCATTTTTTAGATTCTGCGACAACAACAATTTTGTACTGCAATGGGCCAGTGAAAGCATTGCAATACCCTACAGAAATCCTCTTACAGGCAAAATGAGTCAGTACATACCTGACATCCTGATGACCTACAAAACCAAAGACAACAAAGTAAAAGCAGAGCTGATTGAAATCAAACCCAAAAAACAAAGTGTGATTGAATCCAACATGAGCACACGAGAACGTGCTGTGGTTGCTATAAATTACGCCAAATGGGCAGCAGCGCAAGCCTGGTGCAAAAAGAACGGGCTGGTATTCCGAGTTATAACCGAAGATCAAATGTTCCACAAAGGCGGCAAATAGCCCACTGTGGTTGTTTTCTGAGTAAATACGGTATGCGTAAATTAGAAGAACTATTTGACCTTCCTTCTGAGGAAAATATTCAGCCGGAACAGCCTACCATTGAACAAACTCAAGCATACATAGCCGAAGTAAATTCAACCATGGACAAGATAGATGCAGCTTTGCCCATGGTAAAAAGTCTCGAAGCCAGTGACCAAGAAATGGATGCACTGGCGCAAAAAGCCACAGACAGCTTTGATAACTTGATGGACTTGGGCTACAATGTAGACAGCCGTTTTGCTGCTGAAATATTTGCTGTGGCTGGTGCCATGTTGGGACATGCTCTCACTGCCAAAACTGCCAAGCTAAACAAAAAATTAAAAATGATTGATCTGCAATTGAAAAAAGCTCGACTGGATCAAACAGCAGGAGACGGCACTATACCCACCCATACAGGCCAAGGTCATGTGTTAGATCGCAATGAAATCTTGGAAAGACTCATTGGTGATAGAAGAACAAACAGTAAAAAAGAATAAATATCACATAGGATATCCATATGAAAACATTTCATCAGTACATAGTAGAAAGCGAACGCACATACAACTACAGGATCAAAATCTTAGGGGATGTGCCTGCAGGATTTGTTAAAAATCTTGAAGAAAAAATGGCGCAGTTTGACGTGGTCAGTGTGTCACGCCCAAAAACCACACCAGTACAAAAACTTATCAAAGATTTTCCTGGTGCAGAAAATGAAAGCATGACATTTGTTGATGTTAATTTTCGATATCCTGCAATTGAACCACAAATCAAACAGTTGGCACAGTTACTGGGATTCGACCCCAATCATATTGCCATGCAGACTCGCGAGTATGACGAAGGCATCAGCAACGAAATATCCAGCATTGAAGCACAGAACAAAGACCTGTTGGCCAACACTGACTATCCAGCACCTACTGCTGAACAACGAGCACTCAAGAAAGACTATTCCATTGGTCCATACGATCACGCTGTGTTGAAAAATGCCTACCGTAGTGACTTTACTGTTGCTGGCGGCAAGACTCCACCTGCCAAGACTACCAATGAGATTCCCCAGGGCAACAAAAGCCCTATGACCACGATCAAGCGTCAACCACGGCCAGCAACTGGCGCCAACCCAAGAGGATAATTAAAATGACATTTTTTTACGAAATAAACAAAAAACTGGATTCCATTCGCGAGAAGCCAGAGACCACTCACAAGCAATTGAACGAGCGCGACATGAGCCGTGCTGCCAAGGGCTATGAAAAGTATGACAATACAGAAGTGGACGAAGGCATGGGAGACATGGCCCGTAAAGTTGGCGGTATGGCCAAGAAAGTTGGCAGCGCGGCGCTAAACAAATTGGGCCATGGTGACGATGCTGAAATGATGCGTGACCTGCAACGTAAGATGGGTGTGCCACAAACAGGCAAGAAGCCAGAACAAAAAACAACCGAAGCTGCCAAATACCGTGACCCAAAGTACAAAGACAAATTGTACACAGTAGAACCACTAGACTACACCTACGGCCCTGACGCCGATGAGCTCTATTATAATCCAAAACCCGATGACTATGAAGGTAGAAAACGCAAAATAGGCGGTAGCGAATTTGACCACAACGATCCACTACGCAAGGGCTTTGGGCGCGGCGGCAGCGGCAGTCCTGTAGAAAAAGGACCAAGAAAAGGCTTGCCATTACGTAGTCAAATCTCCAGTCTCAAAGGCAGTATAAAAGCCGCACAAGGTACACATGCAGAACCCAATCTGCCAGAGGCCGGGGCGTCAATGACACCTAAGCAAAAGTCATTTGCCAAACTTGCGCCTCCTGCAAACAAAATTACTTTTGCCGACAAGATTGCCGGCGCCAAGAAAGAAGTTGACGAAATGCTGGGTGATGTAGCTGCCGAAGCCATTAAAGGTGCATTGAGTGGCGGCCAGAAAAAATTAGACCGTAATGATGCCACCGACTTTGAGATGTTGCGCAAAGGTGTTAAGAAACAACCAGCTGACGAAAGCAGTGCTGACAATGCATTCACAGCACACAAGCGTCCTCGTGTTGATGCTCCTAAAGTTGGATCTGTCACACGTGGACACAAACACGACATTGAACAAACTGCTACAGGACGCAAAGTAACTCGCAGAGTGGATGACCAAGGCAATTCAGTAGGTGCCGATGATGCGTCTGACGCTCAACCACAAGCTCGCGGCCGCGGAAGACCAGCTGGTACAGGCAGCAAGATGGGCGCCAAAGGACCATCAGGCAAATCAAAGTTGATGACCAAAGAAAATGACTTTGATCCAGCAGAAAAAGGCGAATACGACCAAGAAGGCGACATGGCCAAAGACAGCATCAAGACTGTTGTGCGTCATGCACAAGCCTTGGAAAAGATCCTGGGCGACAACGACAACTTGCCAGAATGGGTACAATCCAAATTGGCCAAGATTGAAAGCATGATGACTGCTGTGGATGACTACATGCAGAATCAAGAAGGTGGCGATGAAGAAATGGCCATGGGCGAAGAGTCCACAGGCAAGCGTGACAGCCATGCTGAACGAGCCGGCCGCAAAGTTGCCAAAGACATTGAGTACGATGAAAAGAAGAAAGATGGTATCCATGGCAAAAAGCGTGGCTCCGAAGATGACAAGGCCGAAAAGGCCGGCAAGAAAGTTGCCAAAGACATTGAGTACGATGAAAAGAAAGACAAGAAAGAAGACAAGCCTAAGAAAGTAAAAGAGCAAGGCGGTGCTGATACTCCTACAGCGTCAAGTGGCTTCTCGTATGGCAAAGGCATCTATGACTCAATCAATCGTGAATTAGAAAACATGATTGCTGAATCAATGAGCGTGAACATGAGTGACTCAACCGAAGGCGGTAAGAGTCTAACCATTACAGCCACAGATGAAGATGCTATGAAATTGGCTGTGATGCTGAAATCAGCAGGACTTGGCGGTGGTGAGCCAATGGGACAAGAAATGGGACAAGAGATGGGCCAGGAACAATCATGCCCAACTTGCGGTATGGGCGATTGCGGATGCGGCGATGTACAGGAAGCAGTGGATGAGAACAATCCAGATTATCCTACAGACCAAACAGGCACAGAAGATTCCATGATGTATAGTGGCGGCATGAACGGTCCAAAATCAACTGGTCAAACCACTGTGCCTGTAATTGCAAATCAAGACAGCAGAATGGGCGACGAAGAACTTCGCAGAATGATGGAAATGGCCGGTATTCAGCAAGACAATCTCAAGCCATGGGAACGCACCATGAAAGAGGAAGTAGAAGAGCCAGCGCCTGAAGAAGTTGAAGAATCTCAAGAAACTGAAGAGCTTGATGAAGACAAAACATGTTCAGCTTGCGATTGTGATCCATGCGAGTGCGACGAGTCAGTTACAGAAAGTTTTGAACAGATGTTGAGCCGCATGCGTAACATTGCCGGCATCCAAGAAGCCAAGAAGCCTGACTTCCTAGACATGGACAAAGATGGCGACAAAGAAGAGCCAATGGCCAAAGCTGTTGACGACAAAAAAGAAAAAGAAGAAGAGAAAATTGAAGAAAGTTTGATGAAAGAATTTTCTAAGTTTAACATCTAAAATGACACAACAGTACAACAACTATACTGACACAATGAAACGACTGGCGGAACGTCATCCGCCGGCACCAACACCATCAGAGGTACGCAATCAACCAGCAATGATACCTGGTGTGATTACGCAAACTACAAATTTATTTCGCCCTGTGAGCGTGACAGATCTTAACAAAGGACTAACATAATGGCTATTCAAGTTGTCAATGCAGTATCAAATGTGGCCTGGACAACTGACAAAGTTGAAATTTCCACTACCACTGCCAATGTGACTTTTCAAGTTTCCGCAGTTCAATTGACCTACGTGCAGGCCAATGGAGTTCCAGCAAACGCAAGTATGACTACCGCAACAGGTAACATCTATGCAAATGCAATAGTAGTTCCAGGCAACAGTGTTCAACAGTACTATGTAGGCGTGGGCAATTATCTCAATATTGTGACAGGCACAGGCTTTACTGCCACAGCCATTGGCGCCGCAACATCAGCCACAGCTGGATCAAACGGCAGATAACATGCGAGCCCGAGAGTTCGTTATTCAAGAGTCAAGAGGCAAAATTACTCCGCGCCAGCAAGATGCAAGTGTTGGAATGGATTTGTTTTTTGATCCCAGTAGAACTGACAGCACCTACACACTAAATCGTGTGATGATGGCTGTGGCATGTACTGACGGAACATTTGTTCCAGACATGAATGGTGAATCTTGGATTGGCAAAGATCGCAGCGCACATCCTTACACAGAACAAGAACAACAGATGTTGGTCAAGGCATTTAAAGCTGCTGGAGCAGAATACAAAGACCTAAACAAGGGCAACTTTAAAAGCGAAGAACTTCCGGGAGTAAATCTCACAAGCCCGGTTAAAGCATTCAAGGGCTATCCGAGATGAGAGCCCGTGAATTTCTCAGCGAAGAAGCAGCATTGCCACCCGAGCAAGCAGATCCTATGAATCATGTGTTTGTGTTGCCTGGCGTAAGTGGTAGTGATCCGTATCAAATATATCGACTGGGTGTGGCCATGGCTCGAGCACGTAGTGACGCTGGAACAGATGGCATCACTGACAAGTCACCTGCCTGGAGCCCAGACACAGTATTTGGCGAAGATGCTGTGATTGCTGGATTCAATGACAGTGTTGGGCCAATCATTGACCAAGCATTACAAATGGCCGGTTTACCTGGCAAAAAAATACAAATAAGTGCCCCAAATAGTTTAGAACCTAACTTTGTCTGCACAACAAGCCCCGTAAAAGCATTTGCTGGCTACCCACGCTAATCTACCAAATAGTCTACTATAAATACTAAATGAAACAACTCATCCTTCTCTTACTGATCGTTCCTGTATTAGCATTTGCCCAAGGCAAACAACGTCCTGGCGTGACCTATGACGCTATGATCACCAGAGTCATAGACGGTGACACAGTGGCATTTCAGGCAGACTTTTTGCCTGCACCACTCAAGAAAGAACTCAGCATTAGAGTTTTTGGTGTTGACACTCCTGAAAAAGGATTCCGCGCTCAGTGTGCCAGTGAAGCACAGCGTGGCGAAGCAGCTTCGGCCTTTACCAAAGCAGCCGTTGCCCAGGCTTCACAACGACAGGTGGTACTCATGGACTGGGACAAGTATGGCGGCCGTGTGCTCGGAGATGTCTTGCTAAACGGACAAAGCCTGCGTCAGATGCTTATTGCCAACGGTTTTGCCCGTGAATACTACGGCGAAGCCAAAACGTCTTGGTGTAATTAACCCCGCTAACGTAATTTTGTTGATGCAGCATTGCCTTCACAATTATTCTCAATACGCTAATCTAACACAAAATTGGGTGGGAACTGATCGCCCCAAAAACCAAAGATTACTCAACGATCCGGCATTTTACCCAACCTGGGTTCAGTCAGGGTGGTCAAACAACACTGTGATTGAATATAAATTCAACAGTGGTGGGTTTCGCACAGATGAATTTGACCAGTCAGAAAGAATCATGATATTGGGCAGTAGTCCCACAGTGGGAGTGGGATTACATCAACATCAAACATGGTCTGAACAGTTGAGTAAAAAAATAAACGTACCAATTTGGAATCTAGCAACTGGTACTGGGAGTTTAGATACCATGTATCGAGTTTTAAAAAATTATATCTCCCAACTGAATACAATAATGGTGATTGAAGTTGGCGGAGAAAAAGACGGGTTTGAAGTATACACAGACAGTAAATGGCAAGCAGTGAGCTCTCCACATGCACCTGTTAGTTCTGCTGATATAAAAGCCACAATAAATGCATGGTACGAACATCAAGAAAACTACAAGTTAAATCAGGAAAAAAACACAGACGCCATGCAATGGATATGTGAAAAAAACAAAGTGCCTTACTATAAGTTTTCAATGGGCGAAATAAGCAAAGAAAAACATGACCCATCAATACCAGTTGATTGGTCCCGTTGCGGTCATCATGCTGGTCCAAAATTTCACTCTGCGGCTGCAGATTATGTTGCTGAACAAATTAACCGTTAAATAGATCATGGCCAAGTCATTAGAAGGCGTATTAGTTAAATCGCCGCATCGTCAACAAATATTCAGTGATCAGGAACTAGAGCACTTTCTAGCCTGCGCAGATTCAATTACTGGACCTGCATATTTCATGGACCATTTTTTCCACATTCAACACCCTACGCAGGGAAAAATGGTGTATCATCCATTTGAATATCAGAAACGACTGATTGATACATATCACAACTATCGTTTTTCCATATCAATGATGCCCAGACAAACAGGCAAGTCAACCTCAGCAGCTGGATACCTGTTGTGGTATGCGATGTTTGTGCCCGACTCTACCATTCTAGTGGCTGCACACAAATACACAGGCGCACAAGAGATCATGCAACGCATTCGATACGCTTATGAACTGTGTCCAGACTTTATTCGTGCAGGTGTAACCAGCTACAACAAAGGATCTATTGACTTTGAAAATGGATCGCGTATAGTATCAGCAACCACAACAGAAACAACCGGCCGGGGTATGTCAATATCCTTGCTGTACGCTGACGAGTTTGCGTATGTGCGGCCCACTATTGCCAAAGAGTTTTGGACTTCTATTTCGCCCACACTGGCCACAGGTGGTAAAGCAATTATTACATCAACTCCCAACTCAGACGAAGATCAATTTGCGTTCTTATGGAAAAGTGCCAACAAGTGCGAAGATGATCATGGCAATGCCACAGAACTAGGCATCAATGGATTCAGAGCATTTCGCAGCTACTGGAACGAACACCCAGACCGAGATGAAACTTGGGCAATACAATCACGGGCAGCATTAGGCGAAGATCGTTTTCGTAGAGAAATGGGTTGCGAATTCATTATCAATGACGAAACACTAATTGCTCCAATCAAACTGTTAGACTTAACTGGGAAAGAACCCACATACAAAACTGGGCAGGTGCGTTGGTATGAACCCATACGCAAAGATCAAGTGTATGTGGTGGCTCTGGATCCCAGCTTGGGCACCGGTGGTGATCCAGCGGCCATTCAAATTTTTGAAGCCAACACCACTCGTCAGGTAGGAGAGTGGCGACACAATCTCACCCCCATACCTGAACAAATACGCATACTAGCAGATATCATAAAACATCTGCATGAAACAGTGCAGGATGACAAAAGTGTTTATTATTCAGTGGAAAACAACACCATTGGTGAAGCAGCCCTAATCAGCATTGCAGAATACGGTGAAGAAAACATTCCAGGATATTTTTTAAGCGACACCACAAGCTCAACTTCTAGACGCTTTAGAAAAGGCTTTAATACCACCAACAAAACCAAGCTGAGTGCTTGTTCCAAGTTAAAAAATCTAATAGAATCTGGGCGCATGACCATCAACTCCCGAAGCTTGATAAGTGAATTAAAAACATTTGTGGCATCTGGACTGGGATACGCTGCAAAAATTGGCGAAACAGACGATCTCATAATGGCCAGCATCCTAGCGGTACGTATGATGACTGTGTTACAGAGCTTTTATTCTGACTTAGAAACACAGTTGCGGGACCATGGAGACACAGTGATTGAACCCATGCCTTTCATATCTGTGCTTCATTGACATAAATATAACACTATGGTAACTTCATCACCGTCTCAGGCGCTTAACGATCTATTGATCACTCGTAACTTCAATCCAGAAGCTCTGGATATAAAAACTGGCAACCCGCCTGTGGACGCTACTGGCAAATCTGATCCCAGTAAAGCTGACATGTTTAAATTTAACTGGGTGGCACAGTCTGGTAAAAATTACGGCACAGCTGTGATCTTATTGAGCAGTGACAATGGAATGACAGTGTTTTACGGTGACAATCTTGGTCGTGGCATGGACTCACAAGACAAAACTGAATGGTACCAATTTTTAGAACAACTAAAATCATTTGCTGTGCGCAACAGCAAAATACGTGGCGGGTTCAAACTAGACAATATCAGTAGACTCAAATACACCATGGCCGGCATGGCAGCAATCAAAGAAGGATTGTTTGAAAGCTACTACGGCAATAAAAAAATCAGCTATGCTGGAGAGCCAACACAAGCCAGACTGATGATCAAGCACAGTCGCAATCTTGAAGAAAACGATGCTCGATTCCGTTATGTAGAAAGTTTGTTTATTGAAACTGCAGATGGTGAGCGATTCAAGCTGCCATTTAAAAAGTTGTCAGGCGGCAGAGCCATGGTTGAACATGTGAAACAAGGTGGCAATCCCTATGACATTCGTGGTCAACACATTTCACAAATAGTTGAACAACTCAATGTGCTGTCACAGTTTCGTAGAGCAAACCAGAAAAAAGTATTTGAAGGTGTTGCCGAAGAGCTTGTGACTGAAACCAATACGTACTACGTTAATCTACAGCGTAATCTCAAAACACTATCCTCGTCACACGGATACAATCAATATTTTGAATCTTGGACTCCTGCTGATATCTCTGATTCAGAATTGGTAGTTGAAGATTTAAAAAATCTATTTGTGGAAACTCGCATTGATCCCAGAATAGAACAAGCCTTGCCTATGTTAGCAAGAATACAACAGGAAACAAACACCATGAAAGAAGCACAAATTTTTGAAGATTGGGTCAACAATGTAATGGAGGGCACCTGGGCCTTACCAGACACTCCAGAAGCACAGACCAAACTAAACACACTCATGAGCCAAGAACTCATTGTTGGTCCAGACGCTACCAATGCCAAAGAACAACTGTATGATGTGATTGGCGACGATCAATTGTTTGATATCCTCAATAACCTGGCTGACCAAGATCCTCGTGCTAATATTTGGGATGACACCGATGTGCAGGCCAGATTGCAACAACTTGGTATTCAAATGAACACCACTCCTGTTGCTGCTCAACAACAGCCAGTGGCACCTGCTGCTGGTCAACAAGCACCAGGCACTGCTCCTGACCAAGCTGTGGCGGAAGGCAAAGAACTTAATGACATGCTGAAATATGCTGGTGTGCCAGTAGCTGAAAGTCGTATTCACGAAAACTCTGAATACACCTATGAAAAAGTTGCCAAAATTTTAGCCCGTGAAAAACCCGGAATGGCAACAGACAAATCCAGCAATGATTTTTACAGTGCAGTATATCATGAACTGATTGCTATTGGTATGACACCAAAAGCTGCTCGCAATTTAATTTCGCATGACGAGGACTTTATAAGTGATGTAGCAAGCGCATACAACCACTACCAAACCAATCCAGGATTAGACGAAACTAATCATGGAGTAGGTGAAGGTGTGCTTGGCGCAGTTGCAGGTAGTGCATTAGGTAGTGCAGTAGCTGGTCCAGTGGGCGGAGCAATTGGCAGCGCATTAGGTCAGGCAGCCACCGATGGTGGATCAAGCATGGTAGAAAGTTCATGCAACACTACCATGGAAGGCGAATACTGTCCAGAACACGGCCTGGCCGAATGTGGCATGTATGAAATGGGCACAGTAGCAGGATCAGTTGCTCCCATGATGGAAGAACATGATCATGACGCATGGTTGGCAAGAATAAAAACACTAGCATTGATCAAGTAATATATACTAGATGAATTTTGATTGTTATGCCATAACCACTTGGCCTGGTTATGCGTTCCAAACTGCCCTGTGTATCAAATCCATAGTGCAGCACTTTCCAGCAAAGCCCATCCATGTCATAGTAGATACCAATCATGCACATGCAATTGATCCTTGGCCAAATTTCTTTGAAGACATACAAACTTATCTAGGTCAGCAGTACTGGCAGTTTGATAATTTGGTATACCACCGTGTGGATGATGTACCACTGATTGACAAGTGTAAAGTGGGATGGTGGCGACAGCAGTTGGTCAAACTCAATCTTGATCAATACCTACCAGGCGATTCGTGGTTGATGGTGGATGCAGATATCATTTTTGAACAAACTTTAGAATTTGATACTGTACCAGTTAAAATAGACCATTTGTATGCACTTGAGTCTGATCCAATCACACTAGGCAATCGAATGTACATTCGGTACATGTTGAACAGTGAACACGATCAAATCTTATGTGATAATTTTCCAGCTTGTGCCAGTGCAGTACCATTTAGACAACTTGATCGAAAGTTGTTGACTCAGTTGAGAAACAGAGTAGAACAGCATCACAATCGAAACTTTACGCAATTGCATTTAGACCTACTGGAAAGCGAACAGATAGTGGCCATGGATGTTGACTGCAAAAAAATGGTCATGAGTGAATTCGAATTGATTGAAGTGTACCGGCACTATCTATCTGACACTCCGCTGCCATTGCAGTCAGTGGGGTGGAGCCATACGTTTGCGTTAGAATGTACTGGCGACTATCGGTTCCGGCATTCTAGTTTGGCCGATTGGGCACTTGGAAGAGAATGGCTAGAGGCCCAGCATCTCCAGATAACTAATGCTCAATGGCAAAAGAGCAAACTGTTTCAAGAAAATATGCCGCATTTGCGTAAATGACATAAATACACTTGACGAAAGCAGAAAAGAAGCATATACTTACGTTGTATGCAACATTATGTTGACGTCACAGGCAACAAACATCTAATTTTTAGATTGGCATATACATAGGCAACTTTTTTAAGGAGAAACATACTATGGCATCTTTAGCAGAAATCAGAGCAAAACTACAGGCAGCAGAAAACAAACAAGGTGGGCAATCCGCCGGCGGAGACAATTCAATTTATCCGCATTGGAATATGGAAGAAGGCCAAGCAGCCACATTACGCTTCCTCCCCGACGCTAATACAAAAAACACATTCTTCTGGCAAGAACGAGCAATGATTCGTTTGCCGTTCAACGGCATCAAAGGAGAGATGGAGAGCAAGCAGGTTATGGTACAAGTACCCTGTGTTGAAATGTGGGGCGACGCTTGTCCTATTTTAGCAGAAGTACGTACATGGTTCAAGGACAAGAGCCTTGAAGACATGGGTCGCAAGTACTGGAAAAAACGTTCATACATCTTCCAAGGCTTTGTGCGTGAGAATCCATTGGCTGACGACAAGTCACCAGAAAACCCAATCCGTCGATTCATCATCGGCCCTCAGATCTTTACCACTATCAAAGGTGCGTTGATGGATCCTGAACTGGAAGAATTGCCAACTGACTTCTTGCGTGGACTGGACTTCCGTGTCAGCAAAGGAGCCAAAGGTGGATTTGCTGACTACAATGGGTCAAAGTGGGCACGCAAAGAGTCTGCACTTACAGAAGCTGAACAAGCAGCCATTGAAAAACACGGCTTGTATGACTTGAGCACCTACCTGCCCAAGCGTCCCGGTGATGTTGAACTCAAAGTAATTAAAGAGATGTTTGAAGCATCAGTAGATGGACAGCCGTACGACACTGATCGTTGGGGTCAATACTTCCGTCCTGCTGGTGTACAAGTTCCAGGCGCTGCTGCCGGTGATGCCGAAGACACTCCGGCACCTGCTGCCAAGCCAGCACTAAAGGTTGCCGCTCCGGCAGCACCTGTAGCTGACAGTTCGTTTGACGACGAGCCCGCACCTGCTGCCGCACCTGTGTCAGCGGCCAAACCAAGTGGTAATGCCCAAGACATCTTGGCCATGATCCGTTCACGTCAAAACAAGCAGTAATCTCTGCACCAACACAAGGGGGCAACCTCTTGTGTTCTTCTATTTTTATAACAGGTGATACATGGGAAAACCCTTCGACGTCTCAAAATTCCGCAAGGAAATTACCAAATCAATCGACGGCCTATCGATTGGTTTTAATGATCCAACAGATTGGATCTCAACAGGCAACTACGCATTAAATTATTTGATCTCAGGCGACTTTAATCGTGGCATTCCACTAGGCAAGGTAACTGTGTTTGCCGGAGACTCTGGCGCAGGTAAGAGTTATATTTGTTCAGGCAATATTGTGAAGAACGCACAAGAGCAAGGTATCTTTGTGGTGCTGATTGACTCGGAAAATGCTCTTGACGAAGATTGGCTTAAGGCACTTGGTGTTGACACAAGTGACAGCAAATTGCTTAAACTGAGCATGGCCATGATTGATGATGTGGCAAAGACTATCTCCACATTCATGAGTGACTACAAGTCTCTACCAGATGGCGAGCGTCCCAAGGTCATGTTTGTAATTGACTCATTGGGCATGTTGCTAACACCCACTGATGTGAATCAGTTTGATGCAGGCGAAATGAAGGGTGATCTAGGCCGTAAGCCCAAAGCTCTCACCGCCTTGGTGCGTAACTGTGTGAACATGTTTGGTAGTTACAATGTAGGCTTGGTCTGTACCAATCACACATACGCAAGCCAAGACATGTTTGACCCAGATGATAAGATATCAGGTGGACAAGGTTTCATTTACGCCTCATCAATTGTTGTGGCCATGAAAAAGATGAAGTTAAAAGAGGACGAAGACGGCAACAAGATCTCTGATGTAATGGGCATCCGTGCTGGTTGTAAAGTTATGAAAACACGCTATGCCAAACCCTTTGAAGGTGTGCAAGTTAAGATTCCTTACACAACAGGCATGAGTCCATACTCAGGTCTGACAGACTTGATTGAGAAAAAAGGCCTGCTCAAGAAAGAAGGCAACAGCCTAGTGTTTACTACCAGTCACGGTGAAATCATCAAGAAGTTCCGCAAAGGCTGGGAACGCAATGATGACAACTGTCTTGACACTGTGATGAAAGACTTTGGAAATATCAAGGAAGAGGTAAGTACCGGTGAGGAGGAAGCAGAATGAGCGAAACAATAGCAGCAGAAATTTGGGGCGAACTCAAACGATTTGTAAACACAGTTGATCGCAACGAGGCAGCAGAAACTGTGGTACAAGTTTTGATGGACAATGATTCGGACGTTGAGGATATTCGGACCGCATTTAAAGGTGACACTGATATCAAACGAGCACTTACCGCGTATCTTGACAATGATAAAGACTATGCAGAAGACGAAGAAGATATCGAAGAAGAGGATCCCAACGAAGACGACTGGGAAAATTAATGTGGTACAGTCGAGTAGTTGCTAGTCTTGATGCTATTCCAGATTTTATAGCACACTACGAGCGTGAAATAACTGATGCTAAAAAAGACTGCCGCATTGCTGGAATTGTTGAAAAAAATATCACAGCACTTCCGGGCATCACTGAGTTTAGATACAACCAGCTTCAAGAGATTGAGGCTGTGTTGAACTTTCTTAATATCCAACTGCGCAAGATACGCAGAAAACACTTTCAAAAGTATCTGGAAGGATATGCTCGTGCGCTCACCAGTCGCGACGCAGAAAAGTATGTGGATGGCGAAGATGAAGTGATTGATTATGAAACCATAATCAACGAAGTGGCATATCTACGCAATCGATGGTTGGGTATCATGAAGGGACTAGATTCTAAACAATGGATGGCAGGGCACCTCATTAGATTACGTTCGGCTGGAATGGAAGATCTTACTCTTTAAACTTGCAATTGTCTCCGTGGTATCTTGAGTAATTAGGTTTGTCAATATTTTTAAGACAATGTGGACAAGTTAGCCGATTATTTTGCCTATTTGCTTTTTGTTTTTCCTTCAGCAATTGAACTGTAGAATCTTTATGAGTTTGATTAAAAAATCCATTTTTATCCCCGATATGACCAAATTTTTCTTTACGCTCGTCATTGGTCATTGATAACATTTGTGCAGAGATAGATTTAGAAATACGCTTACGTGTGTCAGATGATAAGGGAACACCGCGATTCCATGCTGGTTTATTAGTTTTCAGCCCGGTTCTAGATTTAGATATTTTTTGTTTAATTAATTTTGCTTTTTCAGCACCGTACTCATCTTCAAGTGTAAGCCCTTTTTTTCGACTACTCTTTATTATTTTTGCTCCGGGCGTCCGTGCCCAATTTAAATCTCCAGTTGGCCACCCAGTTGATTTATTGTTAAAATTCATGTTGTTTGGATCATCGATTGACTTGATAATAAATTGTTCTTCGAGAACTTTGAGTTCTGACTCAGACTCTGCAAACGCAAGAATTTCTCTAGTAAGCAATGATTTATCCTTAATTGATTTAACCCACTTACCAGACCCTAGATAACCGTCACTTAGGTTGTTAGTTGAATGACGACCTATATAGTATTTTCCACTGGATGTAAAAGTCTTGTAAATAATGTAATGCATAAATTTATTTATCAATTTACGGTAAGAACCACTGGGATGGAAAAACTATGAAAATCGTACTTGTAACAGGCGGCTTTGATCCGCTACACTCTGGACACATTGCTTATTTTAAAGCAGCCCGCACACTGGGCGACATGTTAATTGTAGGGCTCAATTCAGATGAATGGCTCACACGCAAAAAAGGTCGGCCGTTTATGCCATGGACGGAAAGATTGTGTGTGATAAACAATCTTACCATGGTAGACGAAACATACACATTTGACGATGCAGATGACTCGGCCAAAGAGTTTATTCGACAAGTTCGAGCACACTACCCCGACGCAACGTTGGTATTTGCCAATGGTGGTGATCGCACTGACAAAAATATTCCTGAAATGGATGTGGTAGATGCCAATTTAGAATTTGTGTTTGGCGTAGGCGGCGAAGATAAAAAGAATAGCAGTTCGTGGATTCTTGAAGAGTGGAAAAAACCCAAGACCACAAGAGCCTGGGGATACTATCGTGTGTTGCACGAAGTTGGTGCCAACACCAAACTTAAAGAACTTACTGTCATGCCCAAAACATGTTTGAGCATGCAACGGCATGACAAGCGAGCGGAGTTTTGGT